GTCGTTGAGGTCTCTAATCTCCTCTGGGAGAAGAAGCTCAACCAACCTAGGGGTAGACTGGATTATATCCCAGCCCGCTCCTTGGAACTTGACGGGTGCCAAAGCTGCGGTAGATCCGTTCTTCATCAACTCAACTGTGGAGTTAATAGGGATGGTGAGTGGCGTCTGCACTAGAGGCTTAGTTAGCGTAATCGTATTGTCGTCATAGTCGATGCTGGAGTATGAGACGATGGGGAAGAGCTTAAAGGTGTCTCCTACCTGTGGAGCCGATGTAGGACCGGAGAAGTCAGTAGCAACAGTAATCTCAGTGGTAGTGTTGGCGACAACTCTTCTGACTACTCCCCGCAGGACTGCAGTAGTAGTAGCGATATCAAAGACGATCTCGTACCCAACGATGCCATCTTCAATGAGAGTGGTGGCTGAAGGGTCGTCTCCTGCGTCTGAATCAAAAGCTCTGTCGGTTGGTCCAGTTCCAGCGCCCGTAACCGTGAAGGTATCTGAGGCTTCCAACCTTATGATCCCATCAGTGGCAGGGAACTTGGTGGTGTCTTCAAGGAGCAGGAAGGACGAGGACACAAAGTATCCCTGCGCCAACTCGTCGGAGATAGGACTGGCAGTTACCGTGGTATGGGTGTTAACCGGGGTTGTGGTGAGCGTAAGGGTGCTGGTGTCCAGATCGTTGTTAGATACCAGGACGACCTCTTCCTCGGTAGTCCCTCTTCCAAGAACCAGAGTGTATGGATAGTCGGTTGTGGAGAAGTTGTCTGTGTTTAGAAGCACGACCTCATCCAGAGGGGAGACAGCTATTACAGCCTGCTCAGCATCATAGTCTCTGGCTACGTGGGCCGCCCCGAAACTATCCTCCAGGTAGACGGTGTGTGTTCTTCGGTCAATGTAACAGTACGCTTTAGTCTCTTCTAGGAGAACTCCACCGCCCTCGTCAAAGACCACAGTTCCGACCTGAGGGAAGTTGCTGGAGTCGTTTAGTATGAAAGAGGTATCTCCCACCAAGACAGACTCGGCAAGGGTGCCTACTTCGGTAATCTGTGGACCAAAGATAATAGCAAGAACATCGCTGAACTTGGTTGAAATCTGCTTATATTCCAAAGCGAGAGTCTTTACCAAGGCTCTCCAAACATCGTCGGTGTACCCAAGGGTTGGTCTATCCATACCCAGGTTACGGCCTATGACGTTGAGATACTCACCATCTGCAAAATCAAGCGAGAGCTGATCTCGGACCTCGGCTATATCTGATTGTTTTTTCTCAGTAGTCATATTATAGAACTGTTACGAGGGTGTTCCCGCTGGAGTCAAAGGTAGTTGGAAGTTCGCTCTCTAGCACAATAATGTCTGACGCAGGAACACGCACAGTGATGCTGCGTACACCCTGAACGTTGTGGGCATAATCAATAATCCTGGATCTAATAACATCTTTACCGATCTTGAGAGAGTTGATGTATATCTCTACCTGCTCCAGTACCAACGGAGCAAGGTCGCTCTCTACGAAGGTGGTCTCAGCTGTGATGGCTAGCTCTACCGTAATTCTCTTTGAGATAGGAGGCTCAACGGTTAGGAACACTCCTGCAGCCTTGACTCCAGGGTAGTTCACGCTGTCATTAGGATCGCCCTCTAACACCTTCTGCGCCTCTGCGACTAGGTTAGAGTAGTAGTTGTAATAAGCCACCACCTCGGAACCCAAGCTAAGACCAGCCAGGTCGATGATGGAGAACTCTCCAGTTCCTTTATTGAGAACGTAGTCTACATTAGGTACCAAAAGGGTCCAGGATGAGTCAAGTATCTCCTTGGTGTAAAGCCTCTCAGTCCCTCTAACTACAGGAGGGTTCTGCAAGGTAAACCTTCGCTGCCCATCCTCTGTTCCTGTGGAGACAAAATCGACTCGACGAACAATAGCTCCAGCGGTGGCAGAGAGGCCTACAGCCACAGGCTCTGACAAGGACAGTGTGTTGACTGATACAGAAACATACTCTAGGAGGAAATCACTATCAATCAGGACGAACCCAGTAGAGGGGAAACCGGAGGCATCGTCTAGCAAGATCGTGGTAGCGCCAGATGTGATGTTTGTTGCCAGAACGTCCGAGGCCAAGGAAACAACGTCTGCTACTAGCCCAGTTCCATCATCAACGTATACAATGACCTCATCTGGAACAGCTGCGAAGTCCTCTAGCACGTTGGAGGAGAGAACTCTCTGTCCTGTAGATTTATCTACGACACCAACAGACGCTGCCTTTAAAGAAAGAACAGTGCCACGAGACAAAGACTGAAGCTTATCAACGGCTCTAGCTCTAAAGTCCTCGTCGGTCTCCCTGCCTGCTCCACCAGAAACAGAGGAGGCGTTGGTTACACCCGCGCCTGAGAACGGTGGGTTTCCTACGAATTGGGAGATTCTGCCAGCGCCTACATTTCCTGTGATTCCAGCATCGGAGGCATTGATCAAAACTTCGTTGGAGTAGAAGTTACCAGCTGCGATCGTAGCAATCTCTTGCGTTACGAAACCCTTCTGGTCTTCCACAGACGTAGCAGGAGCTTGCACGTCGGTACCAATAGGCAAGCTGTTGGAGGTTGCACCGGTAACCAGGGCTACGCGGTCTCCTACTATGGAGTCGATGGTGGTAACACCAGAGAGTGTGAAGGTGTTAGTAGCGGTATCCAGGGCCAGGACAGTAACGTCCTCTGTGCGCGTGGTACCCTCGGCTATTCTGACTGTGTAGGGAAAGCCTGATGTAGGGAAGCCACTAGAGTCGAACACCCAAAGGACAGCGCTACCGGAAGGGGCATCTGCTGCAAGTTGGTCGTAGATTAGGTTCCCGTTTAGGAACGAAACCCTTCCGAAAGCAGACTTGGCTGGCTCACGGGAAATATTGAAGTCCGCTAGGCGGCGATCCAGGTCTTCTCCAGCTGCTGTGGTGTACGAGAACAAGTCCAACAGCTGGACCATCTGGAAATACTGTTCGTCGTCCTCAAGGGCTGCGGCCTCCAAGATGGTACGAGCAACAGAGCCGACAGTGAAATCGCTTACGTTACTTCGGGTCTGCACATACGCTATGCTATCTGCTAATATTGTCGTAAAACTTCTTGGGACGAAAGCCATTATACTCTCCTAAGAGAAACTGATGTGTTTAGAGAATCTGTGACGTTAGTCAGTAGAAGGGTTGCGTTTACTACAAGAACGTCTCCAACAGTCACGAAGTTGATATTCTTTATATCTCTAACTCTTGTGTCGCTGGTTAGGGTAGCAGTTGTATGCACCCGAAAATCATTTATGGAAGAAACAGTTGCTTTACTTCCGATTGGGAAACTAGCACCAAAGCTTGGGTGGGCGGGAAGCTCACCCCTCTCGGTGGAGAACTTGATGATTATTGCCTGCTCCACATTAGGGACACCTACGATTGTGGAGATATCGCCCTGCTGACTGATCTTGAAATCCGCCAGATCCACGGAGTTAGACACGGGTATGGAAGCCAACCTAATGTCTCTTCCGTAAGCCTGCTGTGAAGGCCCTAGGGTGTTGGTGTCTTTTCCAGAGGACTCTGAGTCGTCTGTGTTTACAGGGCGGATGGTCGAGGAGTCTATGCCTGCGTCTGGGCTAGGGTACAGAATGGGGTCTCCGATTTTGAGGGTGCCTGTGCGGCCATCCGACGAGATGTATGGAGCGGACAACCCGTTCATAGCAGCTAGTATGTGCCATGAGCCTTTGTCATTGAGCAATCTTCCTGCTATAGACCTAAGGTCTTCCCCACCATTTACAAAATCCTGTGCCACTCGGTCTGTCACCGGAGTACTTCCAATGAAGATAGAGGAGCCACCAAGGTCAGGAGAGCGCCTTTGCCGCTGAACGGTAGTGCCTCCTGTGACATAGGCGTCAGTATAGCGGTCTTGTCTTGACGTAGCGTCCGAGTTAGCGGACTCTCTTACACCTGGTTCTGCAAGAATCCTAGCGGCTGTAATTTGCGTTCTTCTGAGAGTTCTAACAAGAGCGTCCTGTGCTTCTACTCCGGGTGTTCCTGTAAGGAGGTCAATGGCATTGTCTAGCTCATCTCTGAGGACTAGGGTGTTGTGCCTAAGCCTGGTACCGAAGGTTGCTCCTGTGGCTCTTATAACCCCCAAGCCTCTGGTCACGTTGATGATAGGGGACAGGAGCTGGGTTTCCGCAAAAACACCAAGACCCTCTAGGCGACGAATCTGGGTGGAAACAACAAGAAAGGCGCGGCGCAGGGAGTTGTTGTACTCCTGAACTCTTGAGAATATCTTGCGTACATCCAACACCTTTTGCAGCGGGTCAACGGTGTCTGGTTGAATGGCACCGGTACCGAAAGGAGCCAGGGTCGAGAACTGAATCTGGTATTCGTATGTAAGAGGCGAGCTAGCATTTCTAACTAGCTTGAAGTCCGCAGGCTCGACTATCCAGGAATCGCCTTCCTTGGCATTGTAAAACACCATAACAATATGGTTGGAGAAGGTGTTGTTCTCTCTGAAGTCGGAGTACTTTCTGAATATGTTTCTCAGGAAGATGATGTCATCAAAGCCAGTCTGCTCAGAGACAGGGGCTGTCTTCCACTTGTCTCTGACTAACAGAACGTCTAAATCTGCATCTAGCTCAGTTAGGGCTGACCCAATCAATGGAATCTCTGCGAACTTTCCAGCAGACCTGTTGGGGCGAATACCTGTTGTTCCAGAGAGGCGGATGCTCTTGATTATGGAACCGTGGGACTCAACAAACTTACCACCAGATTGCGTTGGGGTGATTTGGGTGGCAAAGGGGTCACTCATCTCATAGACCTTGGGGGCCATGGAAAAGTAGTAAGCGGGGCGCGCAGCAGCATCAGCAGGGTTTAGACCAGTCACAGCGTGTGTGGTATTGGTGATCATATCCCAAATGAAGATACCGTACTGCTTCTTGAGCAAAGGCTTGAGTTGCCCAGTGAACTGGGAATCGGACCTGTAAGGCGCAATGGCGCTAGCGCTAGTAACAGTACTGATGCTTGCTTTAGATGATGCCATTAAATTATATGCCCTTTACCAAGTCGGTAGCTGTATCCCCTACAGAATAAGGTTGGGAGGCGGCTCCACCGGTAGTTCCGGTGACAGGACCGTGAGGCGAGACAAGAAGGCCTGCCTCGTGTGTGTGGGCGTCAAGCGCCGCTTTGATCTCGTCGAGCTGCTTCTGGATATGGTCGTCACGCGGAATGGACTCTTCCGCGTCTGTTCCCAGGTTGATTTGCTCTGCTCCTAATTCTACCAGATTTTCAGCCGTTAGGGTAATAGTATCTTGGGTAGTGACAGTAACACTTGTGGTTACAATGAAATCGACCTGATCCCTATCCATATAGATGAAAGTCTCTGGTTTCTCGTCAGCTGCTTCTGGGTCCTGTGGAGGAGGATTAGACTGAGGCATCTCAGGCTCTACGGCATCTACTATGCCAATTCCTTCATCCTGAGGATTGAAGGAGATCTCCAGAGTCTGGGTTGGCTTGACATTGAGGCGTATACTGCCTCCTACGTCCTCGTTCATGGTACGAGCTATACGGCCTAAGGCGGGCTCCTCGGAGGGAGTAAGAACGCTGTTGGCGAAGGTTGTGGAGAATATGATGTCACCCTTACTGGTGATGACCGTCTCTACCCCATTGGTCCTTTTGAAATAACGTCTGTCCTGAACCAGGAGGTCGCCTTCCAAGCCATGTCCGCTAGAGGCTGGGTCGAAGGTGTTTCGAGGGTTGGGCCACCAACGCACGATAAATGGATTCCGAAGCTGACCTCCTATGAAACCTATAATACACCAGTCGCCGTCAAGGTCGTAAGGGTCTATTCCGCCCAGGTCCGCTTTATACTCTGATCCTGAAACCAGGCTTTTGGAGCCTCTGGGGAGGCGTTCTTCGAAGTCATCTAAACCTGAAGGAGAGTCCGGTGTAATAGCAACGTTCTCAAGGGACAAATAACCCCCGTGACCATCGTTCATAATTAGCACGGAGCATTCGTGAGTGTGGCCTTTACGATCCACAGTCTGCATGGAGGATCTGTTCTCGTCACGATCTATAGGAACGACATCAAGGATTACACCAAGCATCAGGCTATCCATGCGCGCCTGCTTATAGTCCCTGTGGTCTGTGTAGAGACCCCCTTGGGACACAGTTCGGTCTTTTCCTATTATGTTCTTATAGCTCATTTGCGAGGGGGTGCTTTCTTATTTCTAAGACGCTGAGGATCATCTATGGAAGGAGTCTTCGGTGGGTTACCGGTGAGCCTGGTGTTGCTTGACGTATCCGTTGGGTCACTGTCTGGTGCTGGTGCAGGATCGTCAACCTTGTTGGTTGCACCGGCAGGAATTACAGCTTCATTATACTTTGTGGCAACGATACCCTTCCAACCATCAGCAGGAATGTAGTCCACCTCATTACGTCCAGTGTGCCCGGAGACCTCAAGACTGCTCATGGAGCCTGGGTCGAACTCTCGTCCTCCCGGCTTGATGAACAAGGAGCGCCTAATAGCAACAGGATCAGGGGTGATAAAGAAAGTAGCTAGTCTACTGTCGGAGGTTCGTCGTTGCTTGTCTGTGGCTCCCATTTGTTCCCAAGCAGGAAGCACATAAAGAGGGAAGGGGTGGTTGGGCTGTCCTCTTGTTACTTGAAGACTAGTATTCATGTTGTTAGGGAACTGCCAGTCGTGGTTTACTCCCTCAACATAGAAACTCATATTTCTATCAGTAATGTCCAGCCTGTAGCCTACACGAATCTCAGGAGCGCCGCGCATATCCACTCGACCCGAAAGGTACTCTAGGTTGTGCTGGTACCAGTGGTCCTGCAATAGAGCCCACCTGGAAATCTGTTTACGAGAGCTGGCGGTATCAACAGAGTCTCTGGTTACGCTCTTAGTGGTTGCCTTTGCGGCCTCCTCTATTGGGTCTTCTACCTCTTCAACCTCTTTAGAAGGGTTATCATCCTGGGGATCCGGTATATCTATTTCGTCTTCCGGGTCCGAAGCGGCGTCGTCGGTTTCGTCAGGAGGCTCAGCGCCGTTGATTTCGGATGCGAGATCCTTACCGTGAACAACGCTATAGAAAAGGTTTGGATCACAACTATTGAAGTACCTAGGCATGTCTAGGCCGTTGCTGGCTTTCGTGAATTCGTCGGGGGTTAGATCCAAAGATTTGATGACTGGCGCTGGACCTACAGGTGAGGACACGACATCGACCGCAGGAGTATACCCAGAGTCCTCCGCACCCCCAGCATCTCTCAGGCCTTTATAGGGAGGAAAGTGTCGGCATATTTCAAAGTGAAGATGGTCAGTGGATGTAGTGGTTCCTGAGTGGCCCATCCACCCAATGATGTCTCCCTTGTTAACCTTCTTAGGCTCATGCTTTCCGGGAGCCCCAAGACCTGTCATGTCCTTAGAAGCGAACCTTGCACGGACGACGCCTGCACGGCTTCCCTTTGTTACAGTAGTGTTCCAACCCATTCTTCTGTCACTTAGATGAGCGTAGACGGAGTATCTAAGACCAGAAACTCCCGCGAAGTTGTGCTTGATTACGATTACGTTTCCGTATCCCTGGTAACATCCGTCTGGGGCGGATATTACAATCCAGCCATCCGCAATAGCATAAATAGGAACACCTTTGCCACCAAGACGGTTTCTCTTTCCTCCTAGCGTGGAGGGCTTTCTGGTGATGTCTATTCCGGTGTGGTATTTCCAATACCACTGCGTTGGATCCTCTGGGATGGGAGGATCCGCGTTGGGTCGCCCCGCCGAGGTGCCAGGCTTCTTCAGCCTGTAGTTCCAGTTAGACAAAGGCTGGGAGGCGCTGTACCCTGCTGTGCTACCGTCCTTAGTGGGAGGGTCTATGTCGCCCTTCTGTACCACATTTAGGGTTTCGTCGGTAACGTCTTCGCCCGTGTTATCGGGGGTTCCTTCTCGTAGGTTTATCAGCTGCCCCGCCCCGAACCTAGCAGCCTTGGTGGCAATAGATCTAACTCTAAGACCATTACGACTAATATGGATTGGGTTGATGATAGGCAGGAAGTCCTTCATATAGAACCTCATATCTGTCCCTAGCAAGCTGTCGGAGATGAACTCGAACAGGTTGAAGTGGTCGTGGTCGCTTCTACCTAAAGAGGTGCTTACGATTTCCGTTTCTTCTATGACCGCCACGTCCAGGTGCTTCTGGCCTATCCCAGTTGACTTTCCGCCCTTGGAGTCAGCTAGGTTAATGTTGGGGCCGGTAACAACACGCCTTCCAGGAACGTTGGGGCCTTGGTTGAATATATCACCAAAATACAACAAGCCTATCTTCTCGGGCTCCTGTTCATCATCCAGAAGTGAGAGTTCGGCGTTCGTTAGATCTAGCTCATTTATAGTGGAGAACGGATACTCTCGCATAACAACAGCGGGCACATAAGTTATGCCGTTTGGTGCGCCGTCCTTGTCACTGACGTTGCCTTGCTTATCGTCGGGCAGGGTGGCGTATTTGCCTTGAACTAAATCATCAGAAAAAGACTTGCCTTCGGTATCGGCGTTCAGCGCTCGTAGGTCTAAGAACAACTCGTTGACGCTCTCGTTAGAGAAGCCTTTTAGGATAGATATCAGGCTGCCCTGCTGCGCCCACACGGGTTCCGCCATAATGTACCCGTCCATAGCCCTTCTCTCAATGAAGGTAAAGGTATCTACGAGATCTATAAGAGCGGAGTTTTCCTCGGAGGCGGAGGCTAAGATACTCTGCTCTCTGTTGGACTGGGCATTGGCAGAGGCTGAAACGCCATCAGTGCCGTCCTGTGCAAATATTGTTTGTAACTCTTGGTCCTGAAAGAGCTTAACTAAATCTTCCAGACTCTTACCATATAGAGCACTGTTGTCTAATCCGTAAGATCCTTGAAGGCGTACCACCGTCTCTTGAAGATCGTTGCTTGCTTCAGAGGCAGTGTTGACTGTGTTAGTTGCTTTCTCTTTAGCCTCCCTTCGCATCTTCTCGACGTTACCCCCCGCTTTATCAAAACGGGCCTGCGCCTCTGGGGGTAGGCGTCCTCTAACACCCTCGACTCGGAATTTACGCAACCTAGCTTGTGTCTCTTTAGGAGCGTAGCTAGGAGGGAGCCTAAACTGCGTACCAAAGCCCAACATGGTTAGGATTACATTCTCAACAATATCGGAAGGAGCACCACCAAAAACAACACCACGGGACTGAAGGGCTAGGCCGCCTACGTTGGGTGCTGCAAAATCGTATTCCTCAAAGTCTTTTCTACCATTCATTTGAGGGTTGAAATAAACAATGGTCTTGTCGAAAGCTTTGTAGAAGTCCGTACAAACCAAACGGTAGATTGTTGAGGGCTTGCCGTCTTTATTTACCTTGTAAGTCTCTTCAACCCTATCTATATAGCCGAAAAAGGTTCTAGTCCACCCAGACCCGTCGCCAATATCAAAGTAGATATTGATGTAGTCATTTGGGAATACAAGGTTTAGGTAGTTCTGTGAGGGAGTAAGGGATAGCGTAGCGGTTCCTGCTCCCTTGATTGTCTTTCCCATCGACACGGCAAACACATCGTCTGTTAGGACAACGGTTTCAGTGTTGCCCTTTGGGGCACCAGAGTTGTGGCTGTCAACTAGAACCTTACAACGAGTCTTATAACGGCGAACGCCATCAGCTCCTAGAGCGCCTAAAGCGCCGGGTTGGTTGTAATTAGGTAAAATAGCAGACATTAGTTATCAACGTAGCTCATAATAGGTTCAGTGGGTTCGGCTTCCGTCGCGCGCTTGCCACCTTCGTTGTTGGCTCGTGCCTGCTCTCGGGCGGCGGCGGCTTGCTTGTTAACCAACTGAAGGGCTTCCTGGAGGATTGAATGTAGGGGTCCACCAGCATTAAGAGCCTCTAAGGCTTTAGTATCGTCGGTGAAGTCATTGGGGGTTTTTTGTGCAGCTTCCCAGGCCTTTTGGAAGGATGATCTTTGCACCTGCTCCATTTGGGTTAGTTCCGGCATCTCCTGGTCTTTGTTTAAAAGCGCATTTATTGCTTCTAGTTTAATGTGCCTTCCGCTTGCTTTGTCTTTGCCACCCATCTCAGCTAACAGTTCGCTGCCTGCGGTGTGTTGTACCCTAGCTTTATAACCGGCCTCGCGATCGTGCTCGCCCGCAGTGCTAATAATGGAGCCGTAGTTTACAATGGATTGCTTAATAGCGTCCTTCACAGTTTGTGGATTGAAGTCCTCTGTGCCAAGCTTAGCGGTTTGCGCTGTGATGGCTCTCTTTTGATCGTTGACATCAGATTTGTCATATGTCTTCTCTGGCCCTTTATGCGACTGACCGAACTCCTCTCTGAGAGCCCAAAGAAACTCGCGTGCCGTTTCTGAAGTGGCTTCTAGAACAGGAAAGACTTTGTCAAGCCCTTTATTGTAGATGTCCTGCAGGTCCTCAATGTCTTCGTGGAACCTACCTCCAATATCAACCAGACGCGCATCCAGGCCGTGTAAACGCACTAGGTGGTCCCCTATGTCCTTCATCTGATTGAGGGATTGCTCCTCAATAGGCTTGGCTTCTTCTATAGCCTTCTTCAGGCCTGCGTCGTCTAGGTTCTTGGAAGCGTCCCTCAGGTTTTCTACCTGGGTGAGGCTAAGTCCTGTCATGGAGCGCGCGGCTAAGGCACCTTCTTGGCCCCCACCATACTGGCGCTCAATTTCCGCGAACATGTCTCTGACATTCGCAGGGTCCATTGCACCCTGCTCTTGTCGCTTCAGAGCTTCGTAGTAGCCTGTGTCTCCACCGGGCTTACCGAAACCATAGGCCTGTAGCATTAGGGCTTGTCCAGCCTCACCGCCACCGGGCTTGACCATAGCTTCGTTGAGCTGCTGCAGAACGTTGGCTCCGCGCGCACCCTTCATACCAGATTCGCCAGTCATGCCCATGGCACCCAGCATCTTGGCGAAGCCCGTGCCGGATACGTCTCCACCCTGGCGGCCTCCCTGCATCTCAACAAGCTTGCCTACACCCTGCATGAACTCGGGCATACGAGCACGATCTAGCCCAGACTTGAAGCCCGCAGCCAGCATCTTTTCCATCTCCCGCTTGCCACCACTACCTTCAGATCCACCGAAGCCGCCACCACCACGAGTCATCTGACCCATGAGGCCAGCAGCCGATCCGCTATCCATTCCGATGGTGCGTGTTAGATCTTGTAGGGTACCGACAGATTCAGCGTTTCCTGTGGCCTTAGCGGCTGTGAGAGCCTGCTGCATAGTCTCGGTTGGACCATAGCCCCTATCTATACCGTACGTGGCGGCCTTCTTCATGCCACCCATAGTGGCTCCGGTACCGGCTAGGGCTCCCTGAGCCTGTCTGTACTGGGACCACTTGCCGTAACCCTCTTCTATCTGAGCTTTGGCGGCTCCCAGAACTGCGCCGCCGACTTGAAGCGCAACGTTCGCGGCGATTCCGCCGAGCTTGGAGGCTGCGCCCAGCATGCCACCAGCAGTGGGTTTTCCACCTACGGTTCCACTAAAAGACTTGTTGAACTTCTTTTGCTTGGCCAGCTCAGCCGTGATGGCTTTGGTCTCTTTGAGCTGCTGCTTGGTTATTGCTAGCTCAGTCTGCTTGAAGCGAATACTCTTTTTAGCAGCTACCTGTTGTTCTTTTGTAGCTTTCGGACTGTCAAGCTTCATCCTATCCTGGAGGATGCTTCTCTCCAACTGGGTCGCCTTCTTCTCAAGCTGACCGCCTAAAGACTTAAGACCAGGAGTAGACTTGCCAATATTCTTTAGCTCGTCCTCAAACTTGTCCTTTTTAGCGACAATCTCTACTTCAATCTTTTTAGTTGGATCTAGCAATGTCTTTCTCTAGCCTAACCGTCCCTAGTCGTCTTTAAACCTTAGTGGGTAAAAGTGCTTGTTGTTTGGGTCGTTGAGACCCTGGTCTATGGCTTGTTGCGCTACTGAGTCTGCCGTTCCCTTTAGAGTTGCCGGGGGCTTCACAAGGTGCCCGTGCCGGGTTCTACCATGCTTTCTAAGGTTGTTGAGCTTAGTTCTTTGCTCATCATTAAGAGCTTCCATGTAATCTGGAATCTCTCCATTAGCCAACTGGGTTTCCCATTTGTCGATAAGAGGATCTCCCGTATCTTCAAACTGTACCGTACCGTCTTCTTTAGTGGAGGCGGCTAGTGGGTTATCACGATAGTAGTCTTCCCAGAACTCAGACAACAGGTCTACTATTGTGCTGCTCTGGAACAGATCATGGTTCGAGGGCAGCTTGTACTTGTCCGACCACCACCGGCTGAGTACTTCCAGCAGGGTTGGCTTGTTCTTGCGCCGACGCGCTATCTTCTTGGCCGCTGACTCCAGACTCTGCTCCTCCAGAAGCTTGCCCTCGTCCGAGAAACGTATTCTCGAAAGAGATCACCTCCGAATAAACGGCTGTAAGCACTGTGGGGTCTGTGATGTCATCCAGGTTCCACCAGTCTGGAGCGGCAGTAAGAGCCAGCTCCATATGGGCTACCATAGAGTTGAGTTCATCTGTGGCCGCATCAATGCCTTGTCCCGGCTTGGTGGAGTCGTAGTGCATGCCACCATTGAGCTGCACTTTGCGAACACCAACCTGCGAGAGGTCACGGATGCTTAGTTTCTTTGTCGTAAATGTTCCTGCATACCTGCGACGTTCGGATGGAACGTCTACGCTAAAAGTGTGCAGTAGGCTTGGATCTACCATTGTTATTTCCCCTTATAGAGAGAACGACCCATACCGCCCGACATGGGCGGCATAAGGATCTCTTTAAGAACTTGTAAGATGCGAGTCCTAACCCAGTTTATACTGGATTCTCGAACTCGTCAATCACGCGGATAGCTACGAACGGAACGTTTTCCTGGACGACGCCTCTTGCAGTGATGTCAAAGCTGTGACCGGAGCATCGAACGCCCTGGAACAACTGTACGGTGTTGGCGGTTACGCTATCCTGGATAGCTGCCTCTAAGTCACCAGAAGTGATGATATCACTCTGAACAGGCATGATGCCCTGGGCCTTGAGGGAGTCACCAACGACTCTGAAGATCTGAGCATTCAAGCTGGTACGGTATGCGACTGGTACGTGTTCACGCACTTCGAGCAAGTTGAGCACATCAATTGGCTCATAGTCGATCATTTCCTCACCGGAAACTCCGCCTGCAAAACCTACAGCTGCGCCATTGACCAGGAATATGGCTCTAGCTCCTGAAAATGTTTGTGACGCCATTATAAACTCCTAATATACTATAGCACTCTTTTAGAGCGGAATCGAGAAAAAGTAAACCCAGGGGCCTTTCGGAGGGGACGACGATCAGCCCCCAGGTCCACTAAAGATTACTTATGAAGGCACCGTAAGGGCTTCAATAACCGTCTGCAGCTGGTCAATGAGATGAGCCAGATATGCGTTTTCGCCAGGCTGAGGACCAGCATGGGTCACAACCTTAGGAGCAGAGGTGCCACCAAAATCATTGACAGGAATGGTAAGAGCAAGAGCATCGCCTGATGGGGCAGATGGCAGTGGACCACGAAGAGTGACAGAGTTCTCGTTGCTACTTACAACGAATCCTGCACCAACGCCGGTCACGGTTGCTCTATGGCCCTTGAACTGGTCAACGCGGTAGGTGCCTTCCGAGAGGAGAAGCACGGTATCCGTGGAGCCTGCTAGGGCGGTAAGACCTGCACGGCTGATAAGACGCTCTACAGGAGCGGAACCGTAAGCCTCTAGCGCTACCATCAAAGCGTTTATTGCGACTCTCTGGTCTGCGTAAGGATTACCAGGGGTCGCATCAGCGATTGACGTTCCCTTTCTAAGGTTGGCAACTACTGTTTCAGCCCGTGGGTTGGCAATCGTGTAGGTGTCGCCTACCGTAGTGGTTGCCGAGAATGCAGGGGCAACAGTAAGAGCGTCTGCGGTGTTAGAAATAACAGTCCTAGATTCTCCTACAATAGCGGCCTCAGTAGCGGTTACCATAGTAACTACGTTACCGATCTGCTCACTTATAACAAATGCGCTGGTATCGAGCACTGTAGTAGTTGAACCACCGGTTGTAGTTGTCAGGGGGGTTGTAAGCTCCGTAGCTTCGAAGAGAAGCTCGATTGCTGTTGCCAAGTCCGATGCGCGCATGTAATTCTGCGCAGCAGCGTGAACGTCACCCGCATAGGCACCTGGGTCGCCTGTATCGGTACCGGTTGTCAACGCATCTTTTAGTGCTGTGAGATAAGCACTAACGACTGTGTCTAAAGTGATAGCCATTTTAATTACTCCTTAGTATCTTTCAATCAAAAAGCTGCTTTACGACGATTGCGTTGGCAACTGTAGGAAAATATCACTCAACTGGAAGTTAATCCCTGGGACAGGGAAGATACCAACGTTGATGCGAACGGTGTCACCGGATGATGTCACCTTTAGGTTGTGGTACGCCTTGACGGTCGAACCGGTTACTGGGTCAGTAGAATCAACGATAATGTCATCCTGACGAGCTGTCTCAAGGAAAGTGTTAGCTGCATCCTTCACGTTAGCGATAGTGGATGGAGCCGCCTTCTTACCTGTGAAGCGCTCTACAAGAGTCGTACGGAGCCCGTAAGCTACGTAACGAACCGCGTCCCGAACACTACCTTCGCTGTAGGCGAGGTTATCGTCTGCAACCCAAGTAGTGAGGTCTCGAACCCAGCGGGTTCCGACACCGTCAACGACCTCTGCGAACAGAAGACCGTTGATGATCATCTCATTTGCGTCCGTAAGGTCGTTTGGATCCCAGGAAGCGTCCTGAGTAAGACCGGAGATACGGATTAGCTTGTGAGTTAGGGGCTCTGCGACTTCGGTAACACCGGAGCGCATCGAAGCTGCCATTACGGCGAGCATACGTGGACCGAACTCTTCGAGAGAGCCGAGGGAGTTCAGAACGGTTGGGTTCTGAGCTACAAGAGCAACGTCCTGGTCATTCAA